GTTGCGAATACAGCGCCATTTGCAGCTAGATCAAAAATCATTGTGGCGCTTTCACGGATTGGATGGTGAGTGATGAGTGACGAAGCAGCGGCCGCGGAAGGCGGTGATGAGCAACAACAACAACAACAAACCGAATCGTCTTGGCTTGATACTTTAGGTAATGATGATCGTGCGTTGGCGGAAGCCCGCGCGTGGGATACCCCCGACAAGGCTCTTAAGAGTTATCGGGATCTGGAACGGCTTAAAGGCGTTCCTGCGGATCGTTTGGTGACTTTGCCGGGGGAAGAAGCATCGCCGGAAGAATGGCGCGACGTTTATACCAAGCTTGGTGCGCCTGAGACGGCCGATCAATACGAAATCAATGTTCCCCCAGAGGTTCCTCTGAGCCAAGATCGGGTCAATTCGTTTAAGAACCTCGCGCATGAACTCGGGTTGACTAAAACCCAAGTGCAGAAGCTGGCTGAATGGGACACGAACCTGATGTCTGAAGTACAGACGCAGGCCAGTGAAGCAACGGATACCCAACGGCAGCAGGAAATGCAATCGCTCAAAAAGGAATGGGGCGCTGCATATGACCAGAATATCAAGGTCGCCCGTGCTGCGGCGCGACAGTTTGGCGCGTCGGAAGAAATTCTGGATGCCATGGAAAGCGCTGTCGGGCTTCATGAAACGCTTAAGTTTATGCATAAGGTCGGTGCCGCTCTTTCTGAGGATTCATTTGAAACCTCTGAGGATCGCAACGGCGGGTTTAACGTCATGTCACCGGCACAGGCCAATCAGAAAATCAACGATCTGATGATGGACCCAGAGTTCAAGAAAAAGTATCTGTCGGGCAGCAAGTCGCACATCCAGCAGATCAATGCATTACAGGAGATGGCTCATGCAAGCGGATGAAGTACGAATCGAGATTCTCAAGATTTTGGTGCCCGCCGCGGCTAAGGTCGGCTTGACGGACCCCAGCATCGTTATTGAGAAAGCAAAGGCTTTCGAGGCATACGTTTTACCACCTGTTGACTCTGAACCTGCAAAACGGCAGAATAGGGGCCGCAAGAAAGTGGCCCCATCGCCAGACTAAGAGATAAACCCATCGCGGCCCTCTTAGCAAGATGGACAAACCCCGACTGCAATTGGTGTATTGTTCAACTTGATGGAGGGCCGTTATGGCTTTTGAAATCCCCTCGCATTTTAACGAGAGTTTTACGACTAACGTCGAACTCTTGTTGCAAGAGAAATCCTCGCCGCTTGAGGCGGGTGTTGTCGTCCAATCCTACCAAGGCGAAGCCGCTCAGGTCGTCAAGCAATTCGGCGAAGTCGAATTCCAGACCAAAGCGGCTCGAAATTCCGATACCCTGTTTTCGGAAATCGAGCATAAACAGCGTTGGGTCTTCCCGACCGATTACACGCTGGCGCTGCCGGTAGACAAAGAAGACGAGCTTCGTATGCTGAACTCGCCGGTTTCCCCGTATGCGGAAGCTATGCGTGCTGCATGGGCTCGGAAAACCACCAACGTCATCATCGACGCTGCCCTTGGCACCGCCAAGACCGGCGAAAATGGTGGCACCAACACGGCTTTTGATACGTCAAACCAGCAAATCGCCTCTGGCTCCGCTGGCATGACGGTTGCAAAGTTGCGTACCGCCCGCGAAAAGCTGAAAGCTGCTCATGTTGACATGAGTGAGCCGATGCACATCGCCATGACGGCCAAGCAGTACACGGATCTGTTGGAGCAAACCGAAGTTACGAGTTCGGATTTCAACACCGTAAAAGCGCTTGTCCAAGGGGATGTATCAGATTTTCTTGGGTTCCGTTTCCATCACACTGAAGAACTCGGCGTTGACGGTTCTAACGACCGTCGCTGTTTCGCTTGGGCGCAGAGCGGTATCGTTCTGGGCTTCTGGAACCGTCTTGAGACTCGCATCGGTGAGCGTGCTGACAAAGAGTACCTCACGCAAGTCTTCATGCGCGGCACCATGGGGGCTGCTCGCACCCAAGAGCCGAAAGTCGTCGAAATCCTTTGCACCGAAAGCTAATAGGAGCGCTGACAAATGGCTGTAACTACGCAAGAAGCAACTGAGTACACGAACCAAACGGCAACCCCGCCGACTATCCAAGACAAGACTGTCTTGGGCGGTCAAGTCGCCATCGCGTACTTCACCCACGATCAATCCGGTGCGGGAGACGCTACGTCTTCGGTAGCGGTTGTGAAACTCCCTGCTGGTCGGGTTCGCATCCTTGGTGCGATGTCGAACGTGTACGTCAACTGGACGACCGCTTCGGCAACCCTCGACTGCGGTTGGGATGCCTACACCGACTTCGGCGGCACGGCAGTTGCCGCTGATCCAGACGGTATCGACGATGGCGTCAGCGTTGACACCGCGGGCTCTATTTCCCTCGGTTCTGCTCTGACGGCTACGGGCAACACGAAGGTCTTTGAGAGCCAATCGGGTGTTACCATCCGGCTCACCTCTCAGGACGTTGCGATCGCTGACGGCAACGACGCTGTTGGCTACATCGCCTACGTTGCCGACTAATAAGGTGGGGGCTTCGGCCCCCATCTTCTCTTTCAAAGCAGGAGCGCCAAATGGCTAAATTTCACATCGATGCAGCGGTCACGGAATCGAAGCAAGACTTCACGATTACCGGATCTGCTACGACCACAGGCGCGGTTCGTCTCGCTTGGGATGATACTGTATCCAAAGGCGATCTGATCAACCTTATCGACCGGATCAAGATGCGCGTCATCGAAGACATGAGTGGTAAATAATGGCTTCCGCGGTTGACTTGTGCAACCGCGCGCTCCAACGACTTGGCGAAGCCAGTATTACTAGTCTGACTGACGACAGCAATCGCGCGCGGGAATGCAATAGGGTATACGAATATGCGAGGGACGCAGAGCTTCGCAAACACGTATGGAGTTTTGCCCGCGCGCGCGCGCAATTAGCGGCGTCTTCAACAGCGCCGCCTTTCGGCTACAACAATGCGTTTCCGCTCCCCGCGGATTTTTTGCGTCTACACCCCCTCAATGATGTCACTGATTGGCAGATTGAAGATGGTCAGATTTTGACCGACGACGATGCCCCGCTAAACATCGTTTACGTTAAGCGCGAAACCGACGTTAATAATTTCGATCCGCTGTTCTTTGAAGCCTTGTCGGCAAAGATCGCGCTTGAACTGGCAGAGCGGCTTCGCCAGCCAACCTCGACGCAAATGGAAGTGTACATTCTTCAATACCAAGAGGAGATCAAACACGCCAAGCGGGTTAATGCAATTGAGCGGGTGGCTCTTGAGCCGCCCGCGGATACATGGGTGACAGTGCGTAACCACGGCCGTTCTGGAGATTAATCCGAATGCCCAAAGCGCATTACATGCAAAACAACTTCAACGCAGGGCAGCTATCTGCCCTCGTTCAGTCTCGCGCGGATATCGATCAATATAAAAACGGTGTTGCGGAGTTAACCAATTTCATTCCTGTGATCCAAGGGGGTCTTCAACGCCGCCCGGGCAGCCGGTTTGTCAATGAAGTCAAGGACAGCAGCAAAGCTACTCGGTTGCTGGAGTTTGAGTTCAGTACACTTGAATCGTACATCCTTGAGGTTGGCGATCAATATTTTAGAATTTACCGAAACAATGCCATCATTGCCACAGGTGCCTTTGCAGACGAGTTTTCAGCGGAGTTTGAGGCCGAGACGCCTGTTTCTGTCACAACGCCCTATCTGGAAGCCGATATATTTGAATTAAAATGGGCGCAGTCGGCGGATGTTCTATACATCACGCATCCAGATTACGCGCCGCGGAAAATAACTCGTACCAGCAATATTAATTGGTCTATCGACACACTTGATTTCCAAGATGGGCCCTATGCCGCAGTCAACCTAACGACGACTACGCTGACCCTTAGTGGTACATCCGGCAGTGTTACCGTGACAGCATCCGCGGCGACCGGCATTAACAACGACGAAGGTTTTAAGTCCACAGATGTGGGCCGATTAATTCGTTGGCTTGACCCCGCCAACGAATGGACGTGGCTGGAGATCACAGCATTTACCAGTACGACCCAAGTGACTGCCACCATCCAAGGGCAGAACCCAAGCGCCGGTACGGCTACGGCCGATTGGCGCTTGGGTATTTGGTCTGACACTACAGGTTACCCTGAGTGCGTCACATTCTTTGAAGACAGATTGTATTTTGGCGGCGGGGCGGATACGCCCCAACGGCTTGATGGGTCTGTCATCGGTAATTATGAAAGCTTTGAGCCTTCTGATCCAGACGGGACTGTTACGGCCGACAAAGGCGTGGCGTTCACCTTGAGCGCAAACAACGTCAATGCCATCCGCTGGATTATCGATGATGAGAAAGGCCTTGTGGCGGGAACTGTCGGCGGCGAGTGGGTTATCCGCTCTGACCAACAGACAGATGCTATTTCTGCTCAAAACCCGCCTCAAGCGCGGCGACCAACAACCTATGGATCGGCTAACCAGATGCCGGTCAGGGCAGGCAAGGCGGTATTGTTTGTCCAGCGGTCAAAGCAAAAAGTCCGTGAACTTGCGTATGTGTTTGAAGATGATGGCTTCCGCGCGCCAGATATGACCATGCTGGCTGATGATATTACTCTCGGCGGCATCATTGAAATGGCGTTTCAGCAAGAGCCTCAACCAATTATATGGATGGTCCGTGCGGATGGTACATTGCTTGGTTTTAGCTATGACCGCGCTCAAGGCGTCACCGGCTGGCACAAGCACGTCTTAGGGGGCACTTCCGACGCCGCTGGCACCCAAGCACAGGTCGAAAGCGTTGCATCTATCCCGTCGGCTGATGGTTTCTCTGATGAACTCTGGATGGTAGTGAAGCGGTACGTTAATGGGCAGACGGTTCGTTATGTTGAATATCTGACTCCCATTTGGCGTGATGGGAACACACTAACTGCTGATGCGCTGTTTTTAGACAGCAATCTGACGTACTTAGGTGACGCTACAACCACACTGCTGGACGCGTTCCATCTTGAGGGAGAAACGATCGGGCTTCTAGTCAACGGGGCTGTGCATTCCGATAAACCTGTTAGCTCAGGCGCGATCTCTCTTGATCGAAGCGCGACAAACGCTGTTGTGGGGTATAACTACACCAGCACAATGAAAACACTTCGTATTGAGTCTGCGGCAGGGGATGGACCGGCGCAAAGCAAACAAAAACGAATCAACGAAGTTATTTTCCGTTTTTGGCAAACTGTCGGCTTTGAAATATCCCCCGAATGTAATGATACATATGAACCGCTGATTTTTCGTGAAGGTGGTGCTAATATGGATACAGCAGTGCCCTTGTTCACCGGCGACAAGCCTATTGATTGGGGCGCTGAATATGGAAGGGAAGGTCAAATATGCGTGCGTCAAACACAGCCACTGCCGTGCAATCTTCTGATGTACGTGGCGAGGGTGATGACGCAGGATCGATGAGAGTAGAGGAGTTTCGTGCCGCACACTTGCAATTGATGATGATCCAAGAGCGGCAGAAAACACTGAGTAGGTATATGACGAACGACATGACATATGCAGTTGAGCAAAGCGGCTGGGGTTACACAGCCATCGGTGCCCGGGAGCAAATCCTTGCGTGCGCCGGTATTGTTCCGCAGTGGCATGGGCGAGGACTTGCATGGGCCTATTTATCGGACCCGATGGAACGCCATGAGTTTTTGTTTGTTCATCGGGCTGTGAAGCGATTTCTGGATACGTGCTTTATCAAGCGTATTGAAATGGCCGTAGACTGCGATTTTGAGGAAGGCCATAGATGGGCTCGCTTGTTGGGGTTTAAGGTGGAGTGTGAGCGCATGGAAGCTTACCGGCCTGACGGCGGCGCGTGCGCTTTATATTCGAGGGTATTGAACTGATGGAAGTAGCAATTGCAGCAATAGTAGTTGGCACCGCTGTATCAGCTATGGGCGCGATCCAGCAGGGTAATTTTGCCAAGAAAATGGGCAAAGCTAACGCAGACCGTATGAAAAAAGAAGCGGATTATGTGTTGGCTAAATCTGAAGTTGATGCTGATCGGCGGGAGCGCCAAACGCGGCTAGCTCGTGGCGAAAACATCGCGACATTCTCAACAACAGGACTGCGGATGGAAGGGTCTGTTATTGATCTCATGGCAGATAACGCGATTGAAAATAAACTGGATGAAGAGTTGATCCTTCACGCCGGTAAAAAACAATCCGACAGCATGAGATATGAAGCTATGCTTGAAGAGATAAAAGGCCGACAAAAAGCCAAGCAAGGACGTATCAGTGCAGCGGGCACGTTGATAACGGGGTTGGGGTCAGCAGGATTGGCTGCCTATGACACTGGCGCATTCGGCTTGGGCACTGAAACCGGATAGGATTTAAGAAATGGCAAAGCTCCGACAATATTCAAGCCAACAGGCAATAGCCCCGGCCGAAAGCCCGCGTCCGTTGCAAGCGTCTGATTTTGCTGACCCCGGCGTGGGGGCGCAGCAGGCGGGGCAGCAGATTACGGCAATGGGCGAGCGCCTGATGCAAGCCGCGGGGCGTAAAGCCGCGCGCGAGGACGGCCTAGCTTCGGTTCGGGCGTTGGAGCAGTTTGAAACCGAAGTCGCCGCAGAGCAGCGACGGGTCAAACAAGAAGGCGGCTATAGCGGGCATCCGGGTATGGGTCCGTCCATGTACGCCAGTAAAGAAACCAAGGTAGGGTTTGGCGAGTTTCTTGCGACCAAAATGCAAGAGACGTTGGAAAACACAAGTTTTGAGCTTCCTGAGAGTAAAACCGCTTTGATGGAAGACTTGGAAAAACGGCGGGGGCTATACGCCCGTGCTGTTGCGGAAGACATCAATGCTGAACAACGGAAGCTTGTTAAGCAGCACCTCACTCGTAATTTCAGTGAGATTGCCGCGGATTCCACTGTTACAGGTGATCTTGACGACGGTCTTGATCTTGTGCGGGATCGGGTTAATCGATACGCAAATACCATGTCATCGTCGGAAGAAGAAGCTGAATATCTGCGGGGCGCATCATTTGTCATGCAGGAGCATGTTCAAGAAGCTTTGATGACGTTCAATGATGAGGGCGCGATGGCTATTGTTAATCGCGATGATTTTGCGCCGACAGTTGGTTTTGAAAAAGCGCGTGAACTCAAAATGAAAGTTCTGGCGCAGCACATGACCAAACAAAAAGGTCGTCTTGAGGCAGAGCAGGCGTTGATTAAAACGGCAACTATACTGGGGATTGATGTAGAAGATATAAGCCCAAGGGATCGACGCATTATGGCGAGTCTTGAGTCCATTCAGAAAAAGCAAAGTCTTTCGGAAAAATTGGCAGAAGTTGATGCTTTGGTTAACGAAAACCCAGAGCGTGCTGATGAGATCCGTCGTCTTGCGGGCATGAGCCGCCAAGAAAGCAACATTGAACTACGGATGCGCCTCTGGAAAGATCGCAACCCGGGCAGGGAAATGCCAGCGGAGGTCTTTAATAAAATTATCAATGCCGATGTCGATGGCATGGCGGCTACTCAAAATGAACGCCGGATGAACTTCCTGCTTGAGAATGCGGATGCCTTTGCCGCCAAAGCACTGGCTCCGCAAGATGAAGCCAAGTTCTTGGCTTTGGCGCAAGCTATGCAAAACGAAAACACTAAGTTCCGCACAGATCCAGTTACCCGAGAAGTGATGCGAATTGACGCTGCGCTTCCGCCATTTTTGCGATCCGCTTTGGACGCCAGAGAAGATGTACAGCTTCAATCTGTCGGATACGATGCGATGCGAGAAGGCGGGGATATTGAGATGCCGCCGCTTGAGCAAGTCACCGGGAATAGAACTGTGTTTGGCACGATGGCAGATGCAGTCGGCCCCGTATCGTTCGCAAAGGCCAAACTTGAAGACATTGCTTTTGTTGGGGAGCTTGTTAAAGGCCAGAAGAATATCGAAGCGCAACGTCGGATCGCTATGTCGAACCGCTTGCTGATTGCCGCTCTTGTTAATAATGATCGCTTTCCTGTTAAGGAAATGGAAGCCGTTCAGCGCGAGTTTGGTATGGACCCGGGGGCGTTTCAAAGCGTCAGCGGCTTCTTGTCTCGTATGGTTGCGGTTAAAGAAAACCTTATGGCGAGACAAGCGGAGCAGTATTCGTACCTCGCTTCCACAGGTAAAAAATCACCCAAGAACATCGCCAATGCGAACCGTATCATACGAGATATTGGACAATATTTAGACATCATGGGTTTGCCGAATGTCTATGAGGGGTCGGAAGTTCTTTCAGATTCGTTCAGCCCTGATGATTTTGAACCGGGGGAAGTTATCCTCGTTCGGTCGCCAGAAGGCGAATATACACAAATCAGGCCCAACCCTGTTGGCCGTAACCAAGGCTCTGGGAGCACGCAAACAGGCCAAGCGAGTAGGAATAACTAATGGCGTCTTTTCAAGAGCAGCTACAGGCCCGGGGTTTTGAAGTCGTAGGAGCAGGCGCTCCTGCTGACGCCCCTGCTCCGCCGGAAGAAGGTCAACCATCGTTTGAAGATGAGTTGAACGCCCGCGGCTTTGAAGTTGTTGGGGGTAATGACAATGATATAGGGTTCAATACCGACACGGCTGTTGAGTTCGGTCAAGGTATGCTTGGCGGCGCGGTCGAAGCCGCGCCTGCATTTGCGGGTATGCTTGCGGGAGCAAAAGGTGGCGCGTTAGCAGGCACAGCCGTTATGCCGGGGTTTGGCACGGTCGCAGGTGGGCTTATTGGCGGTATTGGGGGCTTGGCAGCAGGAGCTTATGCGGGCGGCGAAGCCCGCGAGGCGTTATCTAATATCGATATGCCTTTTATAAACGGCGATACCACGCTGACGACAAAAGATTCAGACACCACGGCTAGTGTTGCCGGGGAGACGTTTGGCGGGGCTATTGCTGGTGGATTTGGTACGGTCGGGCTAGCAAAAGCCGGTCTTCGTTATGGCACGGGGCGTGTTGGTTCGTTTTTTAATGAAATCTTGGAATCTGCGGCGAAAAGAACTCGCACTTTTCTTATGGCAGAAACAGCCGGGGGTGCCGCCGCAGCGGGGGCAGGAGCGGCCGCATATGAGGCCACAGACGGCAATGAATACGTTCGTTTAGGCGCGGAAATATCAGCAGGCGCATTGTCTCCTACGCGAATTTTAGCTGGCAGTTTTTCTTGGATGAAGAACTCGCTTTCGCAAATGGCAGCGCCGATTACCGCTGGTAAGGTTGGTGTGAAAAGCCAAGCGGCATTTATCCTGCAAGAGTACGTTGAAACCTTTGGCGAAGATCCTGAGATGTTGCTACGAGCAATAAAAGAAGGCGCGGCACTGAATGATGCCGCGTTCCGTGGGCTCGTAGATGACACAGGCGAAGTGGTGTCACCTACACTAGCCGCGCTTTCAGAGTCACCCGCATTTGCCGCTATGCAAAAACGCCTGATGGAAATGAACCCTGCCTTTGCACAAAGGGTGACAGAGCGGAATAAAGCTTCTTTAGAAAGCTTGGGCTTGATTGTCGATGCCATGCGTCAGTCTGGAGATCCGCAAATGGTTGCGGAAGCCGCCAAACTGCAAAAGCGTATGCTAGAAGATCTTCTTGTTGGTCGCGTAAAAGAAGGTCAACAAAAGGCAGTTGCGGAAGCCGCCAAACTGCAAGGCTCCGGTGCAAGTATGACAGACATTAACCTTCGCACCAGTGCCATTTTGCAAGAGTCTTTAGATGAAGCCCGGGCGATTGAACGTGATCTCTGGGGCCGGATCAATCGCACGGCGGATGTGCAGGATTTGGATATCGAAATGCTCGACGAAATCGAAGCCCTACGGCCCGATTTCTTGCCTAAAACAGAGCGTATTGATGGAACGGTACAGCGGTTTTTTAATAATATCCGCAAACGGCAACAGATCATAGAAGCCAACGCGGAAGCTGTTATGCGTGGCGAAGAGCCTAAAGCTATCCCAGAAGGCCTGACAAACAACGCAAATGAGTTGATCAAGCAGCGCGGTAAGATGTTAGAACTTTCCCGGGAAGCGGCAGGGGCAGGAAAGTTGCAATTGGCTAATTTCTATTCGGAATCAGCCAAGGTGGCAGAAGATATTATCGGGCAAGTTCTTGGCGGCGACGAAGCTTATGATATTGCCCGCCGGTATAGCCGTGCCTTGAATGATAGCTTCACTCGTACTTTTGCGGGCCGCGCGGTGGCATCTGATCGAACCGGGGCATCCCGTATCGCGCCGGAAACCGTACTTAAACAAGCAATGGCTGGCGGGGGCGAGGCGTCAGCGCTTAAGCTGAAGCAATTGGCCGACGCAACAAAGTTTCTCGACAATCAAAGCATTGTCGATGCAGCGGCGAACCAAGAATTGGTTTCTGGTATGTATGACGCGCAAGAGGAATATCTGCGGGCGATCATGAGCCGTGCGATTAATCCCGATACAGAGCATGTTAAATTGCCTGAGCTTCGCAGGGCATTAAATGCGAACAGAGAAATCTTGGGAGAGCGGTTCCCTGAGTTAACCAAACAGATCGATGAAGCTATTCAATCTGAAAAAGCATTTGATGCGCTGAGAACCAAACTAAAAGATTCCCAAATGGCTCTTGATCAGTCGGCGTATGGTAAGCTGGCTAAAGTTGACAGTCCGATCGATGCCATTGCAACAGCAATTGGCGGGAATAAACCTCGTACAGAACTCAAGAAGCTTATCTCTTTCGCGCAAAACTCGAATGACCCTAATGTTCGCCGCGGGTTTACCAGCGCTGTCCTAGAGTACGCACGCAATCAAGCTATGCGTGCAGATGGTACGTTCGATTTCAAAAAGTTTCGTATGGCGCTTGAAGAGCCTATGCAAGCTGATCTGCCCTCGGTTCGGCAAATGATGGAAGAGGCAAACCTATTTGATGATTCTATTGTCGGCCGCATTGATAATATGTCGAAGATTGCCGAATCCATCATCAAATCGCAAAAAGTACCAATTATGGCAGACACCAAAGATCTGTCCAAAAGCAGCAAACTGGTCAGTCTTTTGGCCCGTTTGGTCGGTTCTTCTGCGACCACAAAAGCATCCAAAGCGGCAGGCCTTAGCACAAGCGGATCTGGGTTAATCCAAGCGCACGCGGGCTCTCAGGCGGCTCTGGATTTGTTTGAGCGGCTACCTATCGGCAAAGCTCATGCTTTACTGACTGATGCCATGCTTAATCCAGAAGTTATGGAAATGCTTCTCAAGACCCCAAAACAGATGAAGGATCAGGTGAAGTTGCTGCGACAAATGCACAGTTATATGCTATCGTCCGGTTACTTTAACCTCTATGATGAGGACGAAGAGCAATGACGATTAGCACAACCGCCAACCAAGTCAGTTTCGCAGGCAATGGTACGACAGATGATTTTGCCACTGGATTTAAGTTTTACGCTAATTCAGACCTGACCGTGATTATCGTTACCGACAGCACAGGTGCGGAAAGCACCAAAGTGTTGGACACGGATTACACGGTTACCGGCGCTGGATCTGACAGTGGGGGCACAGTGACCATGGTAGTCGCCCCTGCGGTGGGTGAAACGCTGGTCATTAAACGGGATCAACCATACACCCAAGGGCTTGATCTGGTCGAAAACGATCCATTTCCATCCGATAGCGTCGAAGAGACGTTAGATAAAATTGTCGTCATGACGCAGCAGAACAGTAGCCAGATTAACCGTTCTCTGCGTCAACCGGACGGCGACACAGCAGATATCGACCGGCTCCCCGCTAAAGTTACACGGGCTACGAAAGTCCTCGGCTTTGACAGCGACGGCGACCCTGTTGCTTCTACTTTGACTTTGAGCGCCATTGAAAGTGGTTCGACAGACGCAGCAGCAAGCGCGGCGGCGGCAGCAGCAAGCGCGGCGGCAGCAGCAGCATCAGAGGCAGCGGCAGCGACGACTTACGACAACTTTGATGACCGTTACCTTGGTGCAAAAGCAAGCGACCCAACCCTTGATAACGATGGTGATGCGCTAATTGACGGCGCGTTGTACTTTGACACAACCCTTAACGTAATGAAATTTTACGATCTAGGTAATACGGCTTGGAAGCAAACTACACCTACTAGCGCCGACCAAACCAACATCGACGCTACCGTTGCCAACGCTTCCAATATTAACGCAGTTGCAGCTATTGATACGGACGTAACGACTGTTGCGGGGATCTCATCTGATGTAACAACGGTCGCTGCTGATGGCACTGACATTGGTACGGTGGCTGGCATCTCTGCTAACGTAACAACGGTTGCTGGCATCTCATCTGACGTGACTACGGTGGCTGGGATTAGCGGCGACGTATCATCTGTTGCGGCACAAGTGATCGGTTACGACTTCTCAACGACCACAGCAATGGCTGATCCCGGCAGCGGCAACGTCCGGTTTAACAACGCCACTGTGGCCAGCGTCACGGCGATTGCCATCGACGATTTAGATAAGAACGGCGTCGATCAGTCTGCTTACATTGCTCTGTTTGACGATAGCACCAACACAGTAAAAGGCACGCTGGTCTTCCGCACTGGTGGCGGAGATGTTGCTACCTTTAACATTACTGGCCTGACAGACAACACAGGCTGGTTCCAGATTGCTGTGACGCACGTAGCGTCTAGCGGTACGTTTGCAGATGGCGAAGATACTTTCATCGGCTTTACTCGTGCTGGTGACAAAGGTGCTGACGGTGCTGGGTCTGGTGATGTATCTGGCCCCGGTTCTGCGACCGACAATGCAGTCGTGCGATGGGACGGCACGTCCGGTCAGCTTGTGCAGAACAGCGGCGTCACGATCAACGACAGCGGTGATCTGACTGCAAATAACTTCAGTGGCACGCACAGCGGAACGTCGAGCGGCACAAACACTGGCGACGAAGTTGCAGCGTCTGAAAGCACGGCTGGGGTTGTTGAGTTAGCTACAACAGCAGAGGCTGAAGCTGGCACAGACACCGTTCGTGCTGTTACCCCTGCTGGCGCTGCTGCTGCCATAGCTGCGTTAGCGACAAGCGTAAACCCAAACCTCATCATCAACGGTGATATGCGGATCGCTCAACGTGGGACAGTCGCAAGTATCAGTGGCGCTAGTTATGGTGGCCCTGATCGTTTCCAAGTCAACTTGTCTGGTGTAGCTAACCTAACTCTTGAACAGAACTCAGATGCACCAGCCAATACACAATTTAAAAACTCTCTACGCCTAACTGTTGGGACAGGTGACGCTCTAGGAACAGCATCAGATTTTGTATTGATACGCACGATGTTTGAAGGACAAGATTTGGCGCAATTTAAGAAGGGCACGACAAACGCAGAGAGCATGACCTTAACATTTTGGGTTAGGTCTGCTGTCACAGGAACATACATAGCAAATCTACGTGACAATGATAATTCTCGCCATGTGTCTTTGTCGTACACGGTAGATAGCGCAAATACTTGGGAGTTTAAAACTCTCACGTTCCCGGCAGACACTACGGGCGCGTTCGATGATGATAACGGGCGGTCATTGATAGTTCAGTGGTTTGTTGGCGCTGGAACCGATTACACATCAGGAACACTTGCAACAACATGGGCCGCTCGAACCTCTGCTAATGAGGGCGTAGGCCAAGTAAATGGCGTTGCAACAACGAGTAATATATTCGCGCTTACTGGCGTCAAATTGGAAGTCGGCTCCACTGCCACGGACTTTGTTCCTGATAATTACGGCACGGCATTGGCCAAGTGCCAACGCTACTACTGCGAAACAGGGACAGGCTTGGCATGTTATCTCTCGTCAGCTTCACAAAACTTTGTCTCTGACGTATACCCAGTTGAGATGCGAGCAGCGCCAACGATTACGCTTCTTGATACAAGCCCGACAATCCAAGGGGCGACAGCTGAGGAAACAGGCGTATCGTCTGCGATTGACTTCTCAAATATAGGTACGCTTGGTGCAGCACTTCGTATTAACGGCTTCACCCAGACCACTGGGGAGAGCGGCTTTATGGCGAACGGCACGACCAAAGTATTTGCTCATTCGGCAGAATTGTGAGGTTGCAATGAATTTTCAAGACTTAAAGTACGCAGACGCTAACGAGACCTGCATTATCGGTGTGATTGACGGTAAGTCTATGGCAGTGCCTGTTGACCCGTCCAACACAGATTACCAAGAAATCATGCGCCTTGTTGACGCTGGTGAATTGACCATCGCGGACCCTGACTGATTATGGACCCGGTAACGATTGGATTAGCCATTGCCGGGGCAAAAAAACTGGTCGAGACCGCTGGTGATCTGAAAGAGATTGTCGGCGGCATCGACAACTTGCTGTCTGCCCAAGAAGTCAAGTCACCAAAAAAGAA